GATAAAAATAATAGAAGCTCACAAGTCTCTTGGTTAGATAATAAAAAATTACAAACATCATTAAGTAATTATGTAAGTCTAGCAAATGAAGAGAGTAATTGGAACTTTCTTTTAACAGAGTTTGAACCTTTACAATACTCTATCTACAATATCGGCGACCACTATGATTGGCATATAGATAGTCATAAGAAACCATATAATAATGGTCTTGTGAGAAAGTTAAGTTTTACCTTGTGTCTCAATGACGATTACGAGGGTGGCGATTTAAGATTTAGTATACCACATCCAGATTCAAATAAAATTACAGTAAATTCATTTAAACCTAAAACAGGAACAATGATTGTTTTCCCTAGTCACATATGGCATAAAGTAGGACCAGTGACAAAAGGTGTGAGAAAATCATTAGTAGGTTGGGTAGTAGGAAAACCATTTGCATGACATTAACACGATACTTAATCATAGATAAAAAAGATGATGTCTATTTAAAGATTGAGGCTGATGATGATATAAGAAGAGAACTAGGTCAATTCTTTACATTTGAAGTACCTGGTTTTAAGTTTATGCCACAGTATCGTAGTAGAGTGTGGGATGGAAAGATTAGATTATATTCATATCAAACAGGTCAGATTTATGTTGGTCTATATCCATACATATTAAAATGGTGTGAAGATAACAATGTTCAAGTTGTTGATGGCACTAAAATTAAAGATACAAAAGTTGATGAAGCAAAGGTAGATAAGTTTATTGAAGCATTAAAGATACCTTTTGTTGTTAGAGACTATCAAAAAGAGGCGTTTATACATGCAGTTAAGAAAAATAGAACTTTATTACTTTCACCCACCGCTAGTGGAAAATCTCTTATTGTGTATCTTCTTATTAGGTTTAATATTCTCAGGTTAAAACAAGAGAAGAAAAAGATACTGATTATTGTACCAACCACATCATTGGTTGAACAGTTGTTTAAAGATTTTAAAGATTATGGTTGGTCGCCTGAAAGTAATGTACATAGAATATATCAAGGTCATTCTAAAGAAACAAATAAACCTGTAATTATATCTACATGGCAATCAATCTATACACAACCTAAAAAATATTTTAAAGATGTTGGTATGATAGTAGGTGATGAGGCACATCTATTTAAGGCTGTTTCACTTACAAAGATATTGACAAAATTAGAAAAGTGCCCATATAGAGTAGGACTAACAGGTACTTTAGATGGTACACAAACACACAAGTTGGTGTTAGAAGGACTTTTTGGTACAGTCAACAAGGTGGTTTCTACAGTAGAACTACAAGAAAAGAAACAGTTAGCAGACTTAAAAATTTTCTGCCTTATATTAAAACATGGTGCGATTGAGTGTAAACATGCTAGTGGTATGAGTTACCAAGAAGAAATGGATTACATAGTACAATCTGATAAAAGAAATAAATTTATACGAAACTTGGCCGCTGGTCTAAATGGTAATACATTATGTTTGTTTCAGTATGTAGAAAAACATGGTAAACAATTATATGAAGATATAAAATTAAAGGCACCTGATAAACAGGTTTTTTATGTTCACGGAGGAGTAGATACAGATGAAAGGGAAAAGATTAGAGAACTTACAGAAAAGGCTGACAATGCTATTATCGTGGCAAGCTACGGAACCTTTAGTACCGGTATTAATATTCGTAACTTACACAACATTATCTTTTCTTCTCCTAGTAAATCACGAATAAGAAATTTACAATCTATTGGTCGTGGTTTAAGATTAAAAGATAATAATGGTTCTGCTACACTATATGATATTGCAGATGACTTAACATATAATGAGAAAGAGAACTATACACTCAACCACTTTAGAGAAAGGATAAATATCTATAGTGAAGAAGATTTTGATTATGAAATACACAACATAGAATTGAACAATGAAAACAACAGTTAAAATAATAAAATTAGTTAACGGTGATGACATTGTTACCGTTCTACCTACTGGTGACAAACAGTTACCAGACAATGGTCCTTTAATCAGACTTGACAAACCATTACAAATTAAATATGTTCCTCAGATGACACCAATGGGGTTTAGAGATTACATTGCTTTGATTCGTTGGACAAATTATACAATGGATAAAGTTGTTACTATTCCTAAAGATAAAATTATGACAATTACCAACGCCTCCTTAGAGATGAGTGGTAGTTATGGTGAAATAATTAAAAACTATGATAACTTAGATAAACCTAAGAGAGATGAGAACTATCATAAAAAAGAATTCTCCCCCGAAGAGAATAATAAACTAAATGAAATCTTTAGAGAATTTGATGATGATGAAGATGAACCAACAATACACTAGGTACTTAAAGGTGTTTCTGAAAACGGACACCGTTATTATACGCATAAAAAAAATATTGGCAACCGTGGATTAAAAACAAACTAAGCTTGACAATTTAATCAACTTAGAGTATTATATATAGAAATTGAGGATATTATGGCAAAATCAAAAGCAAAAGCAGAACACTATGTTAACAACAAAGAATTCTTGGCCGCTATGGTCGAGTATAAAAAGACTGTTGACAAAGCAAAAAAAGCAGGTAAAAAGAATCCTAGAGTACCAGATTATGTTGGTGAATGTTTTTTAAAAATAGCGAATCACCTATCATACAGACCTAATTTTATCAACTACACCTATAGAGATGATATGATTAGTGATGGTATAGAAAACTGTTTACAATATTTAAACAACTTTAATCCAGAAAAGTCAAACAATCCGTTTGCTTACTTCACACAAATAATCTATTATGCATTTATAAGAAGAATACAGAAAGAGAAAAAACAGGTAACTATCAAACAGAGAATGATTCAAGAAGCGAATTATGATGATATGGCTTTACAGCCTGGTGAAGAAAGAGAATTTAAAAATCAGTTTACAGAATTCCTACAAAAGAATATGGTACAGGAAGAACCTACTAAAAAAGAAAAACATAAAGCAGAAACTAAGAAGAAATCTAAAAAGAAATGAAGATAGCCCTACTGAATGACACTCACTTTGGGTGTCGTAATGATTCGCCAGCATTTATTGAATTTCAAAACAAATTTTATAATGAGTTGTTTTTTCCATATTTGCAACAATATGATATCAAAACATTGATACACCTAGGTGATGTGGTAGATAGAAGAAAATTTATCAATCATAACACAGCTCACAACTTTAAAAAAGTATTCTGGAATAGACTAGATGAGCAAGGCATTGATACACATATTATTATTGGTAACCATGACACTTACTACAAGAACACAAATGAAGTAAATGCCATGCAGAATCTTGATATATCAAAAGACGCCAAAGTATATACACTATCAACAACAGTTGAGTTTGATGGTCTACCAATATTGTTTATACCTTGGATTTGTGATGACAATGAAGCGGAAAGTATTAAGACAATAGAAAGTACACAAGCTACTATTGCTATGGGTCATTTAGAAGTTAAAGGTTTTGAAATGCATAACGGCCATTTCAATGACCATGGTTTAGAAAAATCTATATTTAAAAGATTTGAAAAAGTTATGTCTGGTCATTTTCATAAGAAATCAGATGATAGTCACATATACTATCTTGGTACACAATATGAAATGACATGGTCAGACTATGAGTGTCCTAAAGGGTTTCATGTATTTGATACTGAAACTAGAGAACTAACAAGAATAGAAAATCCTAATAGAATGTTTAAAAAGATTATCTATAATGATAAAGAAACAAACTATGATGAGATTGACATTAATCAATTCGATAAGTGTTTTGTTAAATTGTTTGTATCAAATAGGTCAGACAATGATATGTTTGAAAGGTTGATGGACAGACTATATAATTCTATTAACATACATGCTATTGATGTGATTGAAGACCCTACGGATATAGGTGCCTCAGTACGAGAAGATATATTAGAACAAGGTGAAGACACACTTACCTTTTTAGGTAACTATATCGACCAGACAGATATAAAATTAGATAAACAAAAATTAAAACAGTTTGCCAAAGAACTGTACATGGAAGCTA